CGTTTGCATATTCCAATGAGTGTGATATTTCGTGAACATAAACGCCAACATCATTGCCCTTGCTCATTGCAAGGAAGTTGCCACGTTGCGCCTGTGCGCCATTGCTGTAGGTGACCTCATTGATGTTGTAATTTGCACGATAAGTAGACCTGCCCATATAAACATCTATGTCATACAAGTTTTGCCCCCTCACTGTGCTTACATTTTTTGGAATAACTCTGTTCACAAAGTCTAGTGCGTCCTCTGCCTTTCTTGCATGAGCAGGTGAAGACTTGATTGACTTAATCCACTTGCCACTCTTGGTGTTAAACATTAAACCTTTTTCCTGCATGGTGACACCGTAGGCACTTCTGCTTTCCGCGCTTTCGCCGAACACTGTCAGAACGTGCTTGCGTATTGCTTCTGCTTCGGTGCTTTTCAAGGTTGCAAGGGTTGCCACTTCATCGTCAAGGCGTGCTGCTAACTTTGCCACTTGTTCATCAGTATATTCAGCACCCTTCTTGTATAAGTCATCACCTGCTTCCTTAATCCTTAGATTGGCATTGTTCTTCATTACTTTGAATTCGTCTTGCGTATTCTTTACAAGCGTTGCTAATTCTTCACGCATGGCATTGGTCGATACCGCTTCCGCTGTCACTGCTTCTGCCGTCACTGCTTCCACTGTTGCAACTCCACCTTCCACGCCTTCCAACGCAAGTATTTCATCAACTGACAATGCGCGACCATTGCTGAAGAACCGACTGAATTTCACGCCGTCACGCAGTAGGTTTGCGCGACCTGTTCCAAGAATCTGATTCTGCACATCGGCAGGTTGCTTCAACAGCCAATCACCATAATTCATGTGCGTCGGACTGACCTTGCTTAATCCTGTTTTCACATCACGGAATGCGCGACCACCAACGCGTTTGTCTTTGGCGTTCAAGCCAAGCTGTTTCCACGTCTTCGTCACAGGCACAGTAGTGCTTCTACATTGATGATGTGCAGGTGGTGTCTGTTCTTGCCCAACTTTCCATTCCTGTCCGTCAAGCGATTGGCAGATGTCTGTGGTGCGATTGTCAAGTGTTGCCACCCAACGCACCTTCGCAATGATGTCTGAATTTTCTGCGTAAACCGCCGACCTTGTTTTGGCAGCAACATGGCTTGACGATGTGCGAACAACCGAACGCACTTTGCGACGCATTTGCGCACGCAGGCTTGAACCTGTGAATCCTTGTTCGACACCGCGAATGCCCATGACGCGTGCTGTGATTTGTGGGATTGATTCACCGCTTGCCAATCCGATGTTCAACGCCTTGCGCAAGTCACCCTTGAATCGCGTGCCTAATTCCTTATACCAATCTTTCAGCAACGCACCTTGAAATGGTTTTGAACTTACAATGGAACGGACTGTGTTCATATCAACAGTGTTGAATCCCACATTCAACGGCACTGTTTGTTGCAACGATGATTGCGCCCACTTTGCTTCAGCCATTCCAACACGCGTCAATCGTGCTTTGGCTTCTTGCGACATAAAACGAAAGCCTGTGTTGATTTGTTCATCAAGCACCTTCAGCATCTGTTTGTATCGCGCCGTTGTCCATGCGCCACGACCTGCGCCGTTGCCGATGTTGCCCAATCGACGTTCCAAGATACGCTTCATGTCAGGAAACAATTCCCTGTCCATGAATTTCATCATGCGATTCACTTCACCTGTTGCAAGTTGGTCGAAGTAAACCGCGTGGCGGATTGCCCTGTTTAGAAGTTCATCATTGACTGACATCGTTTATTCATCATCGCCTTCGTCTTCTTCAATCGGAACTTGCAATGCCAACGCTTCCATGTCTGCCAACGCTTCTTCACCGATGGCTTCTATTTCATCAATCGCATCTATTTGGTCTGCGATGATTCCGCGACGCTTGATTTCGTCTAAGAATGTTTGATGCTGAATCAATCCTGCCTGCTTCATTGTGATTAACGCTTTCACGTCATCAGTTGCTGACAGTGACACGCCGAAGTCGTTGAAGATGTCAATTGCGAAATCTTCAGGCAGTGTTGCGCCAATCCATTCGCTTGCGTGTTCAAACGCTGTCTGCAATGTGTTTTCCAAACCGCGAATCCATGACTGAATATTGCTGTGCGTTCTTGCTTCGTCCATCGCACGACCTGTGGCAGTGTTGTTGCCTGTGGTCTGCACCAATGGTTGTAAGCCTAACACTTCCATTCTGTCTTCCAATCGCTTCAAGTCATCTTCGCCTGCGCCAATAGCGCGACCACTGTGTTCGACGTATTGCAACTTCGCTTCAGGGTTCGTTGATGAAATCAACTGCGATGCGCCAACTGTTACGCCCTGTTCAATTTCTTCTTCGTCTAATCCTGATGCAAACAGAATGCCGATGCGTGCAAAGCGAAGAATGTTGCGTTGGTCAGAAAGCGATTGCCAATGCGCAAGGTTCAGCCATGCCAAATCTTCCAATGGTGGATTCGCTGTCATGTAATCATCTTGCGCCGTGTAGAACGTTGCCAATGGCACACCGTCAAAAGAATGCACGCCTTCATCGACCTTGAAATATTCTTCACTGTCTGCCTGCTTCTTCCACAGTTCCCAACGCTTCGGTTCAATCACGCGAATGTATTCGTTTACTTCTTCGCCAAACTGACCTTCGCCTTCGACGTATTCAGTGCGCCGTTCAATGAATCGAATCTGAATAAGCTTTTCACTGCCGTCCACTTGGCGTTCTGTTTTCCATGCAATCAAATCGCGTGGTGCGATGCGACAAAGATATGGTCGAATGCCGTATGCGCGTTCTGCGCCCAACGATAAGTTGCCACCTGTCATTGGGAAATCAACTAACACATGACCAAGACCATACTTCAAGCCGTCTTCAAATATCAATCGCGCAAATTGCGTAAGGTCACGCTTGCGATAATCAATATTGTCAATCATGTCTTGCATCTGTTCAGGCAAGTCACCTGAAGTTGCAACAGGCTTAGAAAACGGTTTCGCTGACAGCTTCTGAATCGTGTCTTTGAATGCGCCGTACAAGTAACTGCGTTGCAGTCGATTGTCATAATTGTGCGCTGTTTCCCTGTCTTCCATTGGCAACCATGCCCTGCCTGCTTCGCGCATACGCAACGTGCCACCCATTAGGTCATCAATCAATTGCCACTTTGGTAACATTCCATAGTATGCGTCTGTTGGCTTTGCAACGCCATCTTTCATACCCAACGGCATACCGATTGACGGCAGGTGATTTCTTCTTAAATTACTCATTCTTTATTACCTTTATTTTCTAGCGCGATGATGCGCGTCAAAGTTTCAAATTTTACTTCTGCAATATCCTTCTGAACTTGCAACCGACACTTCTGCGAATCCTGTTCAAGTTCGTTCAGTCTCGACCACATCTGCTTTGCGACCCATAAACTTAAAAGAAGCAACCCTGTCGAAACAGATTGTATTACTGAAATCAAAAAGTTTGGGTCTGATGTGTTCATATAAGTATTGGGTTCGCTATTGCTTCGATTTCCTCAGGGCTTGCGTCATTGACAATTGGTATCATCAGCGGAATCGGAACTGCGCATGACAGGCATGACAATCCAATGACTATTGCTAACGCAATCAGGTGCTTACTTCTTTTCTTCATGTTCATTTTGTAACTGCTGTTGCACGATGTCGTGCATCAATGTGGTTGGGTCTTTCTTTTCTTTCGTATCGACTACGGTTTTAAGAATGGCAGAAAGCTGTGTCACTACAAGCGTAATCAGCGTGGCAGAAATTGCGATTGACTCTGCTTCCATGTATGTGACTGTTGCAAGAAAGAACACGACGCACATACACAAATAAGCTGCGCCGAAGACCGCCAAATGCTTAGATGCTTTTTCCTTCCCACTTTCTGTGGCTTTCGTTAATGCAAGTTGCCCCTTTAGTTCTGCCTTACGCAATAACAGTTCGCCTTTGATTTCCGCCATGCGCAATTGTATCGCTTCTTTCGTACTGCCAAGCAACTGTGCTTCTTTGTCATCTTTTGAACTTGCAACAGGCTTAGCCATCGGCACTTTGTATGGTGCTTCCTGTTCTTCAATTATCCTGCTTGCTTCTTCAGGCGGAATGTATTGTTTGCCGTTGTTGTTTTTATTCTTCATTGTTGTATTTCTTATTGTAAAGCATCGTGATGTGCTTGTGTGCAAGGTCAAGTGGCAACGAAATAATTCCGAACACGCTTTTCAGGAAGAACACCAAAGGCGCACGCATAGAAGGGAATGCAAAACAAATGACAATGCAGATGAATGTGTATTGCCACAAACTGCTTTCCACGTCTTTCGATATTGCGCCCACCGTCGTTGTTGCTGTTGGTGTCGAACTTGCAATAGATGGAACGCTTGGCAACGATGGTGTCAGCGAACCGCATGAAGATAATAAAAGAACAGAAACGCTCAAGACATAGATGCACCACTTTGCTTTCAAATAATTGTGTGCTTGATTAGTTGTCATCTAAACGTGTTGCGTAACTGTAATGGATTTTGCCAATGGCTTGTGCGCACGCTGAACGTAGTATCCAAGTGCGTCAGTCAGGTGCGTGCTTTTAGAATCCGACTTCTTGTCAATTTCACCACTGCCACCTTCCAACAATATAACAGCTTCGAGGTCAAGCACGGTCATCGGTGCTTTGATTTCATCAACCATCAACCGAATGTCACCTGACGCATTCTTCATGCGTGCATTCATTGCATTAACGCGCACACGTTCACGCGGATTGCCACGCGGAACACGCATCTTCAGTCTGTCTCTGAACACCATGCGCAGTTCGTCTTTGATTATATCCCAATCACTACCGCGCACCTGTGACGTTCCACGCGCACCGCCTGTTGCATCGCCATAGCAAAGCACATCGCCTTTGTGATTGCCCCAATCTTTGATGATGCGATGACAGACAGCGACTGTGTTGCCGTTGCGTGGAATGTATATTTCGCCAATGACGTTCGTGCAATCCTTCATGCTGTCTTCCTGTGCAATAACGCATATCGCAGGTGACACGTTAAAGTCAAAGCACAATGCAAGTGGTCGCTGCTCATTGTATTGCAAGTTCGCGCAATGAGTCGTTCGGTCAAATGCGTGATATGCACGCCCACTGAAATTCACAAACGATGCTTCGTATTCCTGAAGGAATGTCAGTTCGTCCATTTCGCGTCTTGCTGATTCTATTTCGGCAGGGTCAAGAATGTCGGCAGATAGCCAATGGTGATTTGACCAATCAGTCATGTCATCACGCGACGCTTTGGCTGTCATTTCAAAGTAATGGTTGCGCCCTTCGGGAACGCCTGTGAACCAACCGCTTCCTGCCCTGCCCAATGTCGATAATGCAGGTCTGATGTTTTCCTGCCACACCTCTGCCTTCATGTTGGCGTATTCATCGCAACAAATCCAATCCAACGCACGACCTTCAATCCGTTCAGGCGCGTCCATTCCAAGCACTGTGATTTCTGCGCCATTGACCAACCGTATTGTAAGTTCGGATTCACTTGGTCTGCCACGCATCAGTTCAGGTGGAATCATTGCCTTCAGGTCTTTCCAAAAAATACGCTTCGCCTGCATATGGGTTGGCGCACTAAATACGAACCAACCATCTGACGATGCTGTGTATGACAGTGCTTCCATCACGCCAAATCTCTTTGCAAGTTCGGTCTTGCCTGAACGCCGTCCTGCAGGAACAGTTCTGAATCGCGTGCCTACATTCCACAGCCGATTCTGTTCAGCGTGATACTTCAGTGGTGTCCATCGTGGTGTCAGGCAA